CATCTAGGCCACGCTTCTCTGCCTCAGCGGATTCGATAACATCACGAATCTGCTCAGTGAGATTAGCCTTGAGCTCCTGCTGAGACTTTACGAACTCAGACATTTAGTCTCCTTATTATGTTTACTGTTTACCAGTGGCGTTTACGCTCAACTGAACACGGCAGAGCTGACTCACATCCGATAGGAACAGTTTACATCAAGGTGTACTAGACGATTTTTGACAAGTCCCTGGGTATAGCAAAACCCCCCGCAACCAAGCAACGGGGGGTTAGTACTAGCGCTTCTCCGTTGGAGCGACTGTGGTGGTTTCCCGCTTATCGAAGGTAGCTTCTGGCTGAAGGAGCTTTACAACTGCCTTAGCTAGATCGTCTACGACCTCTACAATCACGCCAGATTCTGGATTACCAGCAGCATCTAGCAGTGCTTTTTTGATTTCGTCTTTGTTTGGCATCTTAGATTCCATTCAGTAGTAGTTCTAGCTTCTTTTTCTTGAGAGCCAGCATTGCTTGACCAACCGAGTTGTCGGTAGGCTCGTCACCCTCAGCTTTTGGCATCAGGGATTCTACGGCTTGCTGAATTAGGCGACCCTCATCTTCGTTTAGGGTTTCGCCCTCTTCAAGCTTGTAAACAGCATCTGCCAGAGCATCGGCATCCAAAGATGCTCGCTTGGCAAGCTTGTCTAGGCCACGCACAGCTACGGTTCCAGCGGTAGCGGTGTAGGCGGGCCAGCTAACAACCGAAACTTCAAACAGACGGACTGACTTTAGAGTGCGTTCTGATCCATCCTCTGACCACTCGTCTCCACCGGATGGAACCGAAAAGCCAAAGCTCATGGCATCTACATCGCCACGCTTTAGAAGCTCAGCGACATCTCGACCACGAGAGGTGTTAGGTAGCAAGCCTTCGACACGAAGTCCTCTGGAGTCCTCTTCTAGCTTTAGAGTGCCAGCACGGGTAGAACCGAGTACTTCGCCAGCATCGTGGTTCCATAGGAACTTGATGTCGTTGCGGGCGCTTAGAGACTTACGGAAAGCACCTGGAGCGATACGCTCGATAAAGGGTAGTGGCTCGCTGGCTGAGTTGAATACGGCGGCATAACCGCTGAAGCGCATCCCCTCGCCCTCTTCACGAATCTCAATCTGAGTCGCCGTTCTACGAGTTTCTAACTTCGACAATGCTTCGCCTTTCGCTCGGCCTTCATTTTCTTTTTCAATTCTAGCAACTACACCCTCGGCATAAGTCAGTGCTCGTTGTGCACCTCGCTTAGATGGGCCTGATCCCCAGAGCAAGTGTGCGACTACGCCAGGACTTGGATAATCGTCAGAAGAAGGATTGGCGGCGGGACTGTCCAGATCAGGTAGGTGACGAGCAATCCAAGCCCGAATCCTAACCCATTTCTCAGCAGTAACATTGCCCGAAGCCATGGCTCGTGCTTCCCTAATAGTTCTTTCAACCAGCCCATCTCCGCCGTAGCCTTCCTCATAGTATTTGAGACCTCTACGAGCAGCAGCTCGCATGTAGGCAGGAGGTTCTAGGTTTACTTCACGGTATTCAGCCTCAGAAGTTACCGAATTTTCATCCATGTCATCATCTTCATCTTCTGGCTCATCTGTCGGCTCAGGCAGGGGAGCGATTTTGGTCAGTGTTGAAAACTTGTGTGCGACATAGACATCTGTATCCTCCCAGCCATCACGGACTGGGCGGTAAACCTGAATTAGGGCAGCAGGGTCTTTCTCAGTGCCATTGACTGTGACCGAACTATTAGGCGGGGAGATACTTCCATCATCGACAATCTCTTGGATTTCACCACGGGCTCTGCCACCTGACGAGTTCCACGATACATAGTCACCAACCTTTAGGTCGCCTGGTAGGGCACGGATGTCACGCTCGCCACCTGGCTCGATGCCTTCTGACAGTGAGATAGCGACCATCTGATCGAGCGCTTCGCCTTTAGTGTTGTGGCAAGCCATGACTTCGCCATCTTCTTTTACGACTGCCCAGCTTGAGCACTCTGAGGATTTATCTGTTATGTAGTATGGCATTAGGCCAACCTCGCATTTATCGTTATTGAGCCACCTAGCGCCACGGCGGTTCCATTGATTGTAATTCCTGCCGCATTTACATCAATAGCGACAGTCTGAGTTCCCGAATTGTAAGTAATCGGAGAAGTAGCTGCTATAACTCCCGTAGGGCCCGTTGCTCCAGTTGCCCCCGTTGCACCCGTGGGGCCTTGAGGCCCAGTCTCGCCCTGAATTCCTTGTGGGCCTTGTGCGCCAGTGGGGCCAGTAGCACCAGTAGGGCCAGTGTCACCAGTGTCGCCTTTATCTCCTTTGTCACCTTTTACTCCTTGAATGCCTTGTGGGCCAGTAGCGCCAGTTGCTCCAGTCGGGCCAGTTGCGCCAGTTGCGCCTGTATCTCCAGTATCACCCTTGTCGCCCTTATCGCCCTTGAGTCCTTGAGGTCCAGTTGCACCCGTGGCTCCAGTCGGCCCTGTAGCTCCAGTAGCTCCAGTTTCGCCTTGAATGCCCTGAATACCTTGTGGCCCAGTATCGCCAGTGTCACCTTTGTCACCTTTGAGACCTTGGATGCCTTGGATACCCTGAGTGCCTTGCTCGCCTCTTGGTATTACCAAGTTTAGAGTTTGATTAGGCGAAGTTCCAGTAATTGTTGCAGTTGCAGATCCGCCTGGGCTTGATGCAGTAACCGAACCAATCGTTAGCGTGTTAGCTGGGCCAATTTCGCCCTGTACGCCTTGCGGGCCTTGTGGGCCAGAGTTAGCAAGCTCGATAGTTGTTGTCGTCTCGGTTACAGCAACATTTACACCAGTCTCTATGACAGTGACTAGCGTGTTAGTTTCTGTAATGTCTACGACTGTTTGTGACATTAGCGAGTTACCTCAGCTTGGATCGAGAATGTGCCCTGAATAAGTCTGTAGACGGTTCCACCTGAATTGAGCTCTAGGTCATAGACATACTGCCCTGGAGTTGCTGAGCCCATCGTGGTTGCGCCGATGTTGATGTTGATAGTGCCAGCGGTTCCACCGAGTGTGATACCAGTGCCGTTGGTCAAGCTGATTACAGCCGTGCTTGCGTTAGCAGCGGTTCTAACCTGCATAGCAGCCGTGTAGTTGGTCAGGTTCACCGCCGAACCACCAGTAGTCCAAGTTAGGTCTAGGTCGTAGGTTGCACCTTGGTAAGCGGTGATGTTGTATCTGCCTGGTTTGATCATTAGTCCTGCCTAATTACTGCTAGTTTGCAGTCATCTGTTCCCGCAACTGCATTTATTGTCGCTTGTGGCTGTAAATACATTGAAATCTCTTCTCCGCCTCTAAGTGCAAAAGAGTCGTCTTTTGTTCCAAGCCAAATAGTGTTGTAGCCGTTGTGCTTTTCTACGAATGCAATTTGAGCTTGAAGCTGTGTTGTTTGATTACCTATGTTTACAAATCTAAAGCCATATCTTTCATTGGGTCTTAGTGTGACGATTTTGGCACTTGCCATACCACCACCAGCTTCTTTTGAAGCAGAAACTAATTCAGAAATGATAACCGTGCCCCCAGTAAGGGCCGATGCTGTTTGAATGGTGGCTTGATAAGTGTCTGGGAAGTTACGATTCATGTTGTAAGCAGGAACGGCAGTTCCAGTGCCAGTAACAGTTGCCCCTTCAACTAAATCGCCCTTGACTTGTTGAGAAGTTGAATAAAAACTCCAGTAATCAAACTGAGCTGCAAGGGCTCCCGTTTCAAAAAGAAACAATGCCGTGCCAGCAGCGGGAATTGTAATGAATTGATCAATTAGGTAAGTATCGCCATAGCGTGCGTAATCGCCAAGGACTGTGGCAGATGGTTCTAGGTTTTTTAGGGTGAAATGAGCAGCATCTATCGTTGGAGCGACAACCGTTGTAGTTGCTGTTCCAACTGAATAAACATTCTGCTCAATCATTACTCACTGACTCCATAGACTTCCTTGGCAGCGTTCGGATCTTCTGGAATGGTAGGCGTTTGTAGTTGAACGCTTGGCATACCAGTGTGGCTGATAGCAGGTAGACCGAATTTAGCAAGTGTGTCAATCGGATCGAATCCAACCTGAATGAGTTGCTGAGCCATGTCTACACGCTCAGTCTGAGCTGATAGGTCGGCTGCATCGATGTTCACATTGGCTAGTGGTACACGAACGGTATCGGCTGATGGGTCGTTGATTGGAGTGAAGTCCTCAATCCTTCTGACATCGTTGATTGTCAAGAAGCCTGACTGTAGACCAGTCGAGTAGGCAGCCATTCTGGAGTTGATGTCTGCTCGTAGCAAGCCGTCAAGGTTGAACTTGATAAACGCATTCTCTCCGCCTGGGTAGCGAGCCATCAGTGGCGATAGAGCGCCTTCTATCTTCTGCACGATTGGGCGTAGGCAGTGAGTTACCCAAGCAAGGTTGTTCTGTTCTACAGATGCGTAAGAGTTAGTGCCTGGTAGTCCAAGTAGGTGTGGTGGAATGTTGAATGCACGAGCAACATCCTCGACTGCCATTCTCCGGCTGTCTAGGAATTGTGCTTGATCGTTTGGAGTGTTAGTTGGCTTGTAGACCGCACCGCCAGATAGCACGGCAGTCTTGTGTGCTTTGTTCCAACCCTTGTGGCGAGCATCAAAAGCTTCTTGTAGGTTTTTAGCTTGGTCGGCAGTTAGGTTGCCTGGAACTTCAAGTACGCCAGAAGTCTGAGTGCCAGAACCGAAGAATCTAGCAGCGTAGTTCTCAAGTGCCTTAGCAAGACCGAAGTTATCCTTTAGCGCTTCTACTCGTGATACGCCACGGATGCTTCCTGGGCGAACTAGATCTGGAATGAAAACAATTTGGTCGGTAGACAGTAAGTTAGCTTCGCCTTCAACACGGTACATAACCTGACCGATACCGTTGCGCTTGATTTCAACATCCATCGGGTTCAAGACTGTCATGTTTACAATCTCGCCTGACTGGTTGGAGTACAAACGAATGAATGCGTTACCGTCTAGCAATAGCGAAACGATTACTGCACCGTAGAAAGCTTCTTTGGTTGTATCGACATCTGGCTTAGTGATCCACTGTGGGCGTGGTCGGAAAGCAAAGCGAGCGCCGTCACGGCGGATGTAGGCATCAACTGGAAGAGTTGCGATTGTGTCGCTAATAAGTGAGACAGCCGAAAAGACAGCATTGATTTGCAGTGAGGTCTTAGAGTCAATCCTCACATTTGCCTGAGTCGTTGCCTCTACGAAGTCACCTGAGCCCCAGATGGTCTGGAACGAAAGTGCTCGCTTATCGAATAAATTATTGAGCATTAGCTCGCTCCATCGCTAAACCGAAAAGTAGGGTTGCAATGCCACCTACAATTAGACCTGCTGGCAAGAACATTAGGCTTACGCCTACCGTAACCAGTGCAGCTCCTGCTATTTGTAAAACTGTTGCCAAAATAACCGCCTATACAAACACTTGTGGCACTATCTCTTCTATTCTACCCACGGTTGCTCGGTCATAGGCAATGATGAAGGCGATAGCGTTGTCGATTTTCTTTCTTGAGTTACTACTCTCTTTTGTCACTCTCTGACCACGGTGATCGATTTTGATTACACAGTTCTCGATGTGGCGAGCTAGGGCAGGGTTGCCATCGTGAATGAATGTCTGTTCCATGACGGCATCGAACACCTTTTGGGTGGCTGGAATCATCAGATTGAGCAAATTTGTCTTGTATTCGACAATCGGAAGCCCCATTTCGTCTAGTTCTTGCATCATTGATGCCCAGCGATAGGGGTCACAGGCGATTTCACGGACTTTTGGGTAATTTTGCACATAATCGATGATGGTTTGCTTGACTTCTTCCATTGGAACTCGCCAAGACTCGTCATCGACACCAAAATTCTTTTCCCAAGTCTTGATTAGCTTCACTTTTGGCTTTTCATCGTCTTTTGGCATTGTGCAGACAACCAAAGCGGTGGAATCGGAGGCATAAGAGCCGTCAAAGCCCAAAACATACTCTTCATCAACCGAAATCTCAAAATCTTCGGCTAATTTGTCCCAAGCGCCCGCTGGAAGCCATGCAGATTGGCTTGAAACCCACTGATTACAGCGTTTAGTGCGAAATTCTGCCTCTTGCGTTCTCAAAACAGCACTCTTGAAGTCGGATGCTGCACAAATGTCGTCATAGCCAGGGTTAGCTAACTTCCAAGTCTCTTCCAACCGATGATCTGCCTCAGCCGGAGCTTCCCACCATGCCATGAAGAAGGTCGGGTCGTCTATCTCACCTCGAGCAATCTTCTGGCCTCGCTGATAGAGCTCGTAGGCAATCGTGTCTTTACCTGAAGCACTCTCGGTCTTGACACCAGCGGTGGTGATAGCGATGAGAGTCGAAGCCTTACCACGAGCACCCTGAGCCAGCGACATTACATCGAAGAGCTGTCGGTTCGGCTGAGCGTGGAGCTCATCGAATAGAACCATGGTCGGACTGAGACCTTCGTGCCTTGGAGCATCGGCTGATAGCACTCGGTAGACATTGTTCGTGGCTGGAACCAAGATGGCATCTCGGTAGATCTTGACATGCTCGGCAAGCTCGGAGTTTTGGATCATGCGCTTAGTGTCCTCGAACACGATGCGAGCCTGATTGCGGTCAGCAGCAACCGAGTAAACCTCAGCACCCTGAGTCTTGATGTCCATCAGACCGAAGGCAGCGATTACAGAACCGAGTGCCGACTTTCCTGACTTACGGGGCATGCCGATAAGTGAAATGCGATGCCTGAGACCGCCATCCTCGTCACGAGCGAAGATTTGCTTGAGTAGCGTTTTTTGCCAGTCACGCAAGATGAGCTTTGAGCCAGAACGACCTGCCACCGAGTCTTTGGTAATTGTGGCAAAGGCATCGGCAAAGCGAATCAAGAAATCGCCGTCACCCCTGTCAATAGCATCTTGGGGCACGGGGGTCAGCCATGCGGGTTGTGTCATTGGGCTCTTTCAGACATCAGTTTCTCGTAGGCCGACTGAGCTTTGATTTCAGCCAGTCCGAGTTTGGCTCTTGCATCGACAGTCATGCCGAGCAATCCGAGATTGATGACGATTGCCTTCTCCAGTTCTAGCAGTTGGCGGTGGATGTGGAAGTCAGTCTGATCTTCTGCCCATAGGCGTTCAAGGTCAAGGCTTCGATCAAGTTGCTTGCAAGTGAGCAGTAGAAGCTCGGTGTCGGTGTTTGCTACCCAAGGTGTGCCGACTGCAAAGGCTCTATCCCACAACATTTTGCCCGCATGACCTAATTCACGGTGCGGTTCACGGTATCCACCA